TTGTAAAATCAATCCTCAAATTATCAATTTTACATTCTACAGGTTCTCCTTCATTGGACACATCTGCAGCTTTCTTTGCATCATCAAATAGTTCAATCATTGTAAAATGACATTCACCATTAATAATTCTTTTAAACTTTGTCATACTTTATCCTTTTTGGCAACCTCTTTTTTGTGTATCTCTTTAGTCATCTTGTTATATATACTTAAATCTGTATAATTGTCGGCTTTAAAATTTCTTGTTGATCTGTATAGTTTTAATGCCATCATTAATTGACCTACTTGGTGTGGTTTAATTCGTTTTTTTAAACTGTCTGCCAAGACAATCGTAAACATTTCGGCTAACATAATAAAGTTTTCTTGATAATTACCATAATCTTTTTGGCGATCATCAATAATTTTTTTCTCTATCTCTTGGTCTATGTCTGTAATTTTCTTGTCCATATTTTTTTGAGGTGTCTCGGGGAAGAAAACTACCGAAAGGGAACTAGAAAGAAAAACTCCCCCGAAACAAATATAAGTTAATTAAAACTTATACGATTGTTTATTACCATAATTAGGTTTGCTTTGAAACCCTTTATTTTGTGGTACTGTTGGTTTATCATCACTAGAACTAGGTGGTGTCATTTTAATTGTGATACCGGTAATATTACCTTGTTCATCTAACTCATTCCATCCAGCTTGATTGTGCCAAACGTCTCCTATCTTAACTCCGATAGTCCACTTCTTACCCTCTGGTGCTTTTAGGTTTGGTGGTGCTACCCAATCCGGTTGGTTCTCTGCGTTCTTGTTTTCGTTTCTAACCAAATTACACCATACTGTATCTTCACTCATGTTTACTCCTTTGTTATTGTCAGCTTTTACTGACCCTTGTTATTTTCTAACTTGGTTTTATGTACTCCAGCAGCATTGTATACTTGCTTGTAAGCACTCAAGTTATTTTTTATTAAAAATTGGATGTCATTTTTATACTGCTCATTAACAGATTCAAAATCTTTTAATGATTTAGTATTTGTAAACGCATCCATTATAGCTTCTACATCTATAGCATCATCCATATATGTAGGCTCTTCAACAGATTGCTCTGTAGAATCTTCAAATGGTTTTGGCTCATAGCCATCCTCATCTTTAATACCTGTTTTAAGATTTAATAAATTTAAGAACGCATACTTTCTTGAATATGACATGGCATTACCAGTTCCAAATTTATCAAGATTGCCAAATGCTGAACAACCATCAACAAGAATGTGTTGTGTTGGATCATCAATGTCATAAACTCTCATGGTACATACGACCATTACTTGTTTTATGTTTGGTACAATCTCTGTTAGATAATTACAAGTCGCATACAAACCATTGTCTAACAAGGCTTGAGTTGCTGTTGCTTGTACATCATCATGTAGTAATGGGTTAAAGTGCATCCCATTTGCTTTCGCACCTTTCTTGACACTTTTTGCACTTAAACAAGCATCATGTAGTTTTTGATATATATTTCTTTTAATCATTTTTTAGTTCCTTACAGTTTTTTTTATTTATTTCTTTTTGCCAATCAGATTTTTTTTCTACAACCCATACATAAGAAGAAATTACTATATTATTATTAACAGTACACTTTTTCCCAAATACAAGTTTAGTTTTTGGATCTTCATGTGCAAATGCACTTGTTGTTATTATTAAAGACAACAATACTATCATCATTTTATTCATGTTTTATTCCCCATAAGTTAGTTATTAATTGTTTTTGTTCATCTACTAAATCTTTATAGTAAAAAGGATGATTCATTTCTGGCGGCTCACACATTAATGCAAGTTCAGATAGACTTCCTTTGCAGAACATAATCATACGTTCCCAAAGTAAAATCTTCTCAACCATTTTGTAATAAAGATATTCAAGATGATCTTTCTTCATTAACTCATGTGTCTCATCAAAAATAACATGTTCCTTATCATTAACATAAATTAAGTAAGGTGTTTTCTTGGTACACATATAGTAGAACGAAGTCTGTGTAAGGTTATCTGTTGTAGGCTCTGTGGGTATATCTTGACTAGACATTTTCCACTCTTCCTTATTCTTAACCTTTCTAATATTAGGTGGTTTAGTTTTTAATTCTATAAATAATTTTTTGTTGCCATCTGTTTCATAATCAATTCTACCAATGATAGGTTTTATCATTGTCATTTCTTTGTGCTTAACATACCTTTCACAAACTAATTTTTCATCACCCACAACATCTTTAATAACTTTTTTTGTAATGCCAATACAATCATGTGCGTAGTTAAGCATTTCTTCTCTAGCAAATTCATCCTTTGCGTCTACCGGTGGTTTATCTTTTATATATTTTAATTCTTTGTTAAAATTTAATTTATAATCTTTATCCCACTCATCAATTACACTTGTCTCTGATGTCCAAATACAATCACCAATTAATCTTTGCACAGTATTATTTACTATGTTGCCAAAATTAGGTTTATATCTAAATGGAAACTTTCTTCTAACTTCTTGTGGAAAAGTATAATTAATTAAATTCTTTGCCATAGGTGAAGACGTTGATGAGTATGACCAATGGTCTAAACCTTTACCACCATTGAATATTGAAAATGCGTCTTGTATTAGTTCTTCTTGTTTTTTCATAAGTTCCTTTTTTTTTCCACATTATATACACTAATTAATTTACTTGTAAAGCATTAAATATGATATATATACATACAAATCAGAGCAATAAAAAAAAGGAAATATGACACTTGAAGAATATAGAAAAGAGAAAGGTCTATCCTATTATAATTTTGGATTAGAACTTGGTATACAAGGTGTGCAAAATCCCGGCACGTCTGTTCAACGTTGGTGCTTAACTGCAAAGGTAAAGCGTTTTCCCGATCCAGAAATGGTAAAGAAAATTTTAGAAGTTACAAAAAATAAAGTTACAATAAAGGATCTATATGAAAGCTGGTGGAACACCAAAGTTTAAATACAAACGAGTAAAAATTATTTGGCAAGATATAATTACAGACGCAAGTTGGTTTGATAGTTTAGAAGATGTAGAAAAATTAACTTTCCAATGGTGCGAAGATATTGGTTATTTATTTTCTAAAGATACAAAGACAGTTAAAATATTTACTTCATTTAATTATGATGGAGACAAACTTTCTGTTGGTACTGTAACTGTCTATCCTAGATCAGTTGTTAAAAAGATTGAGGTATTAAAATGATAGATGAGAATAGAAAAAAAGCATTAGTAGTAATTAGTTTGGGTGCTGGAGTTCAAAGTTCAACAATGGCAATTATGGCTGCTAAAGGAGATTTTCCTAAACCAGATTGTGCAATTTTTGCAGACACAGGTTATGAACCTAAAGCAGTTTATAGATATTTAGAATTTTTAAAGAAAATTTTACCTTATCCAGTATATGTGGTTTCTAAAGGAAACATTAGAGATGATATGATAGCTGCAAGAGGAACAACAGATTTTGTTGTAGCACCATTTTTTACCCAAGAAACTATTACTGGTAAAAAGGGAATGATCATGCGTCAATGTACAAATGATTATAAAATTCAACCTATAAAAAAAAAGATAAGAGAACTTTGTGGTGTTGGATATAAAAAACATTTTCCAAAAGATAAGTATGTTGAGCAATGGATTGGTATTTCAAAAGATGAAATACAAAGAATGAAACCAGCAAGAGATCCTTACATTCTTAACAGACACCCATTAATTGAAGCAAATATGTCAAGACAAGATTGTATTAATTATTTAAATAAAAACAAAATACCTTTACCTGAAAAATCAGCTTGTATAGTTTGTCCATTCCATGATGATAAGTATTGGCATTTTATGAAAACTAAAAGACCAGAAGAATTTGCTGATGCTGTTGAACTTGATAAGGAAATTAGAACTATAAGTAAGAAAGATAATATTAAAAATTATACTCATAGATCATGTAAGCCTTTAGATGAGGTTGATTTTGATAAAAAGGATAATCAATTAGATATGTTTAATAATGAATGTGAAGGGATGTGTGGAGTATGACCAATGAAAAAATGTTTGATGAGATAGGTTGTCCAGATGAGCTGAAGAAATGTAGACAAGAAATCAAACGACATAAAAAGCACATTGAGAAACTATCTAATGAGTTGCTAGACTATGAGAGAATAATAGAAGAAAAAGAAAACGAATTAATAATAATAAAAAATAAACTGAAAGAGGAGTGGGAATGATTGAAATGTTTTTACAAACACCAAAGGAACTACAAGTGTTTGCTTTGTTTCTTGTAGTTGTTACTGTTTGGACTTTGATTAAAGATTAATGGCTAGATGGACTTATGCTTTCAGTAATGGAAGTTATAACGATTGGCATAGGAAATACGAGGGTATTGCTATGATTGATATTGATAGTGTTGAGTGTTGTCCTAGATGTTATGAGCCTTTAGCTATTCTTGAGACTTGTTATGACAAAGAACAAAAATTTAAGGCTACAACCTTGTCAAAGATAGTCGCTAGTCGCTTAAATATACCCTGTTTTTTGGTATTCTATAAGAATTTGACCGACACTACCCTAACCTTTAGGATTAAGCGTATAACAAGCTCTCCGACAGACTTTGAGCTGATGAATGAAGACCAATGGGTATCCATCTTGCTAGACCTCCAACACAATCATAGGAAAGAATGTAAGAATGAACAATAGCCGAGCTTTTTTGCACATCACTTACAAACTGTATGGACATCTTGATAAATTAAGCGGTGTTAAAAAATCTAATTGTTTGAACTGCTACTTATCTTTAATGAAACACGCTTGGAAAAAGAACAACTATGAATGTGGTCTGCGTTATTCTACTGTTGCCAAAGAGACCAAGTTATCTCGTATTACTGTCAGACGCACACTTGATACTCTTGAAAAATTAAATGTTATATCAACTGTCAGAGGTAGATCCGGTAAAACTTATAAAATCAACCAATTATTTCTTAAAACTGAATTAGATGGATCAATTTTATACACTAATAAAAGTAAGATGTATAAAAAAGATCACTCTAATGTGAAAAATAGATCAGTATTAGTAGAAGACATTAATACAATAGATAGAGGAAATAATATAGAGAAGATTATAAGAGATAATAGAGGTAATATGGATAGTTTAATACTAAACTTATCAAAGCTCCCCCTGACAGAACTTAACTCAGAGATTGCTAATAAAAACCCATACTATATAAAATTGGCTAAAGAGAGGAAGATTGAATTGGAACGTGAAAGTAAGGCAACCTATGTCAATCCTCATAAAATAATTAATGAACTAACCAAGATAAGTAAGAATAGTA